TTATAATAAGTAAGGAAGTAACGAAGGTCTTCAGGAGTACCTAAACCCCACATGTTTTTAATTGGAACAGACTTGATCTTCTTTCCATCTTGAATAGCTTCATTAAACACGGGACAAACATAGAACTCATTGTTCACTCGAATATCTTTTTCAATCATCTGCTCGGCGTACTTAACGTAGTCGGAACCTTTCGCCCAATGATAAACACCTACTGTTGCATTGTCACTAATAGGCTTCTTCTCAGCGACCTCACTAATGTATCCGTCTTCTCCTAATTTCGCAAAACTCCACTTAGGATGGGTCGCTTTAAAGGTTAGCATTCCCCCATCACTATCAAAGGCGTGACTCCAACAGTCCTCTGTGTCCCACTCCCATTCAATAAACTGATCAGAGTTAGCAGTAATTAGAGGAGTATCGTTATCAATAAACTTCTTAGCTAATAGAGTAGTGCAAGCTGCGCCTTCAGTAACGCCGTCTACTTGGATGATCTCACATCCTGGAGCGATTAAAGGTAGTAAATATTGCAATGCATACTTTTCATAATGATCTTTTTGCACTAAAAAGATATAACGACCTTCAATATTTAAGTTCTCAACCACCTTTTGAATCATGGGCTTACCATGTATCTCAATAAGGGGTTTTGGAAAGGTGTATCCTGCCTGTTCAAACCTGGACCCTGCGCCAGCCATCGGAATTAAAATGTTCATAGTTTGTCTTTAAATAATTCTTTTGTTACTTCTGTTGAGTTTTTAACCTGAAATACTCGACTACCTGTTAATCTTGCAGCCTGTAAGCCCTTGGGTGAGTCTTCTACGATAATAGCATTTTCAGGAAGAGTATTAAGAATTACTAAAGCCTGAATATACTGCTCTGGGTGGGGCTTGTGATTTACACTATCCTCATTTGTAATCACTACATCCATGTACTCTAGTATTCCTGATCTTTCCAACATTAACTCAGCAGTTTTCCTAATACTATTAGTAACACACCCTAATTTGTACCCCTCTGCTTTCAAGAGTTTCATTAAAGATATTTTAGAGACTGACTCTGTACAAAAATCATTAATTACTTGAATGGTGTACCATTGTTTTCGATCCGATATCTCGGTAAAGTCTTCCTCTCTAATAATCCCCATCTCTTTTAAGATACTCAACTTAGTTAAAGTTGGAATGCCATTGTATATCTTATCATGTGAATCCCTATCAATTGTATAATTAACAACATCTTTTAAGGCACGGTTTAGTGCATCATAATGCCAATCACAGGCATCCACTAGGACACCATCTAAATCAAACAGGACTGCCTTCATTAAACTATTTCCATCCAGTGATCAACCATCTCATGGACCATGGATTCAAAAGTATACTCAGGAGCCCAGCCTAGCTCTTCACGAATTTCTTTAGAGTCCCCTTTTAGAAAATCAAGCTCTTGTGGACGGAAGTACTTAGGATCAACGGTCACATAATCTTTATAGTTTAGCCCTAAGTAGGAGAACGTAGTCTCACACATGTCCCTGATAGTTCTGCTTTCTCCTGTAGCAACAACCCAATCGCCAGGAGTTTCATGGTTGGATATCTTGTGCATTGCTCGAACATAGTCCTTAGAATGTCCCCAGTCACGGGAAGCATCTAAATTACCTAAAGCTAAAGAATCTCTGAGCCCTTTCTTAATCTCTACTGCGCCCTTTACAATCTTGTTAGTTACAAAGTTAGATCCTCTTCTAGGTGATTCGTGATTAAACAAAATACCATTACATGTATGCATTCCATAGGCTGCTCGATAATGCCTTACCAAATTGTAGGCCATTACTTTAGCGCAGCCATACGGAGAAGTAGGATTCATAAGAGTTGTCTTTCTTTGATACCCGTCTGGGTCAATGGAGTTTCCAAACATCTCTGACGAACTCGCCTGATAAAATTTAACATTCGGGATTAGAGTTCGACAAACCTCTAAGAGATTAAGCACTCCCATAGCATTTGTCTGGATCGTAAAGGACGGAACGTCGAAGCTAACCCTAACATGACTCTGGGCTCCTAAATTATAAATTTCATCTGGCTTGACCTCAGAAATAATACGAGTGAGAGAGGGTACGTCCAGTAAATCTCCGTAATGCGTTGTCACATCTAAGGATTTAATTCTACTATCTTGATTCTCAGCAACTGAGTTCCTGCGAACAATACCATGAACCTCATAACCTTGTGAGATTAGGTACTCAGATAAATAGCTGCCGTCTTGCCCCGCAACTCCAGTAATTAAAGCTTTCTTTTTCATATGCATCTCTCTAAACCAAAATCAATGTACTCAGTTTTAGTGGTTTGTAATTGTAGTCCCTGCTGTTCTGCGTGATGACGGGATAAGGTGTGGTTTGATTGCCCTTGTCCTTCAGCAAAGTAAGTGTCCAGATTATCATAGAGTGTGGAGAACTGATCCATAGTCTTTGAATCAGAAAAAAACCAGTAATCTAAAAAACCTGTGTCGCTGTGGGGCTTCTGCCAGTTCGAAGAATAAAAAACTCCCTTTTCATAGTCTTCAAACTTAAGTGGAGTTAAGAAACAATTATCAAAACGGGAGACCAAAACAAAATCAAATTCACCACTACCTAATTCATACTGTTTCTTTAAATTAATACTTTCTCTGTGAGAGTACCATCTACTTTTTATTTGATGAAGTTTTGTGGCATCAGTATCGAACATACGTTGCTTCTCTTGTCTTGAGTACTTAGGCTTGTATAAGTCTAGAAGTTCTAGCTGAGTGGCGTAATCTTCATTCCATGTGTGAAAAAAAACAGAGACTTCCTCATCCTGAATATCTAATACATTCTTCTTTAAATACTCATAAGCTGTTGTGTGCGAGACAGGATCACCTTTGTCATTAGTGCCTGTGGACAACCCATACAAACACACAGCAGCTTTCATATCATCTCCGTAATCTCTTCAATCGTGTACTTCTCAGCAACACTAGAATCGGTCCCGTCTTCAAGGATCTTCTCATGCAAGTTTTCTCCTGGCTGCAATCCAATCTCTTTAATTAAAAGCTCCTTATCCTCGGGCAGGTACTTCTCGGACATAGCGACCAAGAGATCTCGAATGCTCATGGACTTCATCTCAGGAACATACGGCTTGCTGTCTGTAGCATTATCTAAACAGTCCCAAATTAAAGTAACAGCTTGATCCACAGTCCAAAAATACCTAGTGGCCGTGGGATCTGTCACAATAAGCGGCTCGCCTTGCAGCAACAACTCTTTCCACTTACACAAAACAGACCCTGTGGAGTACAAGATATTTCCGTAGCGGACCACTCTAAACTGAATGTCTGGGTAATTACGCTCGAACTGCTCAAACAACTTCTCCATGACATACTTAGTGGCTCCATATACACCAGCGACTTGGGCTGCCTTATCGGTGCTAATACCTACAATGAAGTCCACACCAAGAATTGAGCCTTCCTCCAAAATGTTTAACGATCCTAAAACATTAGACCTTGTGCATTCTCTTGCTAAAGATTCAGCCATGCCGACATGCTTAAACGCTGCTAGATGAAAAACTCCATCGACCCCCTTCATCGCTTGGTGGACATCGAACGGATCACAGATGTCTCCTGTGTAGAACTCGATCTCTGGGAATCTTTGCTTTAACTCAATAAGCTTCCCTTCATCTCTGGAGATAGTGACAACTTTGCCTCCTTCGCTTAGGATGCGCTGAATAACCTTTCCTCCGAGAAATCCACTTCCTCCAGTGATTAAATATCTATTACCTTCTTTAATTTTTATCATATCAAGTTCTTCCTGAGTTACTTCCGTCTAAGTGTTTAATAATATAGGGCTCATCCTTTCCACCATAATTAAAGACACCCCAATCTTTTTGGGCTTTTTCAAACCCATCTCTCTGAATTGCCTGACCATAGCTTAAGTAGGTAGAAAGTTCGATACTCCAACCCCCCTCAATCGTATCAACCACAGGCATCCAATCTTCAACAAACTTCTCTTTCCTAATCACATGAGGATGCGTAGCCCAACAGTTGGTTTTCATTAAAGGAAACACAGTCACCTCTGGGGCTTCTTCTATGTGAGTTTCCCATGCGCCTTGCTCGTCGTGAGTTTGCCAGTTGTTTCTTTTGTTAAATCTAACAAAATTTATAGACGAGTCTGCGATCATCCCCTTGACTAACCCTGTAATATTAACATCACGCAACCAAACCCAATCATGCTCTGAAAATAAGATGTAGGGTGTTTTTACTTCATTCATCGCCTTAAAGTAATTTATCCTAAGGCCGCTGTTTGGGTTTTCAATCAAGGTAACGTCGGGAAGATTCTTCCTGATGTTTTCTAGGTATTGATCAGATACCAAATCATTTGGTCTGCTATCACAGTACACTAAAATGTCACACACATTAATCCCACCGAACTTGCTTACAATGGAGTTTACGCACTCTTCTAGTATGTGAGTTGATGGGGCAGTAGGTAATACATGGGTTGTTATGACTACTGTTAATTCTTTTTCTAAATGCATTTTACTTTTTGCAGACAAATGAAAGCTTATGCTCCGTACCTACTGCACGTTCAAGAGTGAAGTGCTTGTATATATCGACAGACTGGAAGCCTACATCTAATAATAGTGATTTGAGTGAAAAAGGAGTCCATAAAGTATGAGAAAGTTTTGAAGTTATGACCTTCCCCACTTCGTCATTTAAAGAAACATCCATCATAATATTAGAGTTAAGATAATCCACAGTTGGTTCGTACCTATACGTTCCATGAGGAGTTACTGTAGTCTTCACTTGCGGAGGATCCATGAAGAATGCTGCGCCGTTCCAGCAGTCGAACAGAAAATATGCATTATCAGTTAGCTTAGAGTATATGCTACTAAAGGTTTTTTTCAAAGTGCCATAGTCTTCAATATGGTTAATGACATTAAAAAAGCTAACTGCTAAATCAAAATTGTCCTCTGCTATATCGTAAACCTTCCCCGTATGAAGTGTACAGTTTGGTATACCCTTTTTTCTAGCCAGAGAAATCATCTCTTCACAAGGATCAACTCCTACGCTACTAACACCATGCAGATTACTAAACTCATTTAAATGTGATCCAGTCCCACACCCAACATCTAAAATTGTTTTAGGAGGTTTAGTAAAATAGGCTCTACAAAAAGAAACTTCATCTTTGTAGTTTTTCTTTTCTGATAAGTTATCATATAAGGATGCAAATTCTTTATACATGGTAATAATCTACAATTGACTGACACACTTCAAGCACTTGAGAATGTGTTATCGCTACAAATGAGGGTAAGCATACACCGTGTTCAAATGCAGACACACTATTTGGAAACTGATTGTCTGAAAGGTTTAACGTGTAACATGGCTGCTTATGGAGAGGAACAAAGAACCCCCTGGTTTCAATCCCATCAGTAGACATATGAACCATAAGGGGTCCAGAGTTATCCTTAGTGCTAATAACGACCCTAAAAGGGATGTAGGGGTTAGTGTTATTATCTGGCTCATAAACACAAATCTCATCAATACCTGATAACCCTTCTTTATACCATTCAAAAATCTGTGCTTTCTTTTTTATAATCTCGGGCAGCTTATCTAGTTGGGTTAGACCTACAGCAGCTTGCATATCTGTAATTCTGAAATTATATCCGATCTCTGGGTGCAAGAAAGACCCTCTGTTCTTCCTGCCTTGGTTTCTTAAGTAAAGGAGGTTATCATATGCATCCTTATCCTTCACAATAACCAAACCACCTTCTCCCATAGTGATAGTCTTATCAGCAAAGAAGGAGAAGCAACCAGCATCCCCAAAGGTTCCGCAAGGCTTGCCATTTCGTTTAATGCCTATGGCTTGTGCTGCATCTTCAATTACTTTTAGATTGTGCTTATCTGCCACTTCACAAATAGCCTCCATGTCAGCAGAGAATCCAAAGATATGCGCTGGCATTATTGCTTTCGTATTTTCAGTAATCGCTTCTTCGCATAGGTCGGGGTCCATTTGTAAATCAGATCTAATATCTACAAAAACAGGTGTTGCTCCAACCATCTCTACTGCGTTAGCTGTAGCGATAAATGTAAAGTTGGGAACTAATACTTCATCCCCCTCACCTATGCCTAGTGCGCGTAATGCTAAGTATAAGGCCAGGGTTCCATTGGGAGCAAACACAACGTAGGGAGTTCCAAACATCTCCTCCATGCGACTGAGGAATTCTTTGCTTTTCGGTCCCTCAGTAATCCACATATCGTCAAAGCAGGATTTAATGGAAGCGTACTCATCTTCCCCAATAAATGGTTCGAATTGGTTAATTTTCATTTCTTGCTAACCTTGAATAGGGTAGGGTCTAGTGTTTCATATACATCAGGCGAACAGGCTAAAATCAAACCATCATCAAAGAACGACTCATGAACTTCAAACTCTTCTAAGATAATATACCCAGCATCTACTAGAGTTTTTCTAAAAGGGTAATTTGGAGAGTGCGTTCCCAAGAAAATAAAGTCTACCCCTCTACTAGCCAAGGTATCTTTCATTCCTGATAAGAGTTCGGCTTCGTTGTCCTGGATGTCAGCTTGTAGTATATGAAGTTTATCTATATTCTTATGCTTCAAGTACCAGTCCACAGAAACTTGAGGAACAGAAAATTTCTTTCCATCCCAATCAACAAAAACAGAGGGGTCAATATGTGAAGCTCCAATATACCCCTGCATAAAATCACCTTCAAAATTATTAAGTAGGAAATTATGTTGCCCTAACTCAATTTTATATGGATTGGGCTCGATTAAATACGCTTTAGATTTAGGCTTCTCTTTTTTGAACCACAACGAATAAAATGCCCAAAAACTACCTAACTCTAGTATTACCGCATCATCGGGAACATGCTTTAAAACTTCATAAAACAACTTCTCCTCTTGAGGTTCATGATGTCCCTTAAGACATCTAATTAAATCAGTCATCCATTGCTGGTGATAGCAGCCTTCATGAACAAGGACTCCTGGGTGCATTACCTGTGCTTGTCCTTGATCAGTCTCTATAACCTGACCTGCATTTTTAACCTTTGGGATAGAATCACAATCTCTGCATTGTGCTACTCTAGGTAAATAGTCGTGATTATAGTCTTTGATGGGATATAAAATATCGTAGAGTTCTTTAATGCTTTTCATTTATAAATGTCTTATCCTTCTCTAGCCCAAAATAAGGACCGTTCTTGAATTCATACAAAACCGTGTCATCTTCTAGCACATCAAAACTATGCCCTGCTTTAAAAACCACAGCACAATCACCCGCTCCAAGATCAGTTACATGAATAACCTCGTCATCAATATCATAGAAAGAGGCTCGTACTTTTCCACGCAGGAAGACCCAAGATTCTTGAGTTATCATCGTTTGTCTCTCTAATGTGTTATGCTTGTGTGGTTTAAATTTTGTGCCTGACATCAACTTCTTACATGCCACTTGAAGTGGCTCAGACTCTGGCGAAAGATCCACTCTGTTTTCGGTGATGTTGGAGCCTCTCATGATAACACATAGCAAAAGCTCAGGATCTACTTTAGAATAAATCTCTTCACTCATCTTCAAACTCCGCGTAATAGGAACCCACTTTAAATTGTAGACCATTAGTTACAGACTTAGTACACTTTTCAGGGTGATAATGTTTTTTGTTTAAAGTTCTATAATCAAAAGACACTCTAGTTGTTAGCGTGTCGTTAATTTTATTGCCATGTAATAGCTTACCACCGTCCCACGCTATTAAATCTCCATACGACATTTTAATAGGATGAAAATCAAACTTCTCAGGACTGCTTTCTACCCATAGTGAGTTATTACCGTAACAATTTGTTAGTGGGATCACCCAGTTCTTCTCATAGTTTGGGTGGTTATAACCTTTCTGCGTATCTTTGTGGAACTCTGGCGTTGCCCAGTTGTTAACTAAATGTATACGAAGTGTTGGGGTTGTTTGGTACAGATAGTCTGGGGTTATCCACTCTGGGGTTTTTACAATTTTGATGTAGGCTTCCATAAACTCAGGCCAACCCCCTCTAAGCTTATCATAAAACTTTTTATGGAACTCAGTATTAGAGTTGTCCTCCATTGTAAAGGTTGGGTACTCTTTAACTTCGTGCAGATTCTCTAAATCTTCTACTTCCCACAAATCAAGCAGGAGTTGTCGGATATCGCTGGTCTCGGTGTTGTAATGATAATAATCCATATCTACTTCATTATAGCGTCATAAACAGTAGGCCACAGATTGTACTTATCTAAAATACGAACTCTCGCCTCTCGTAGTGCTTCTATACGATCATCATATTTATCTGAATTAATAAACTCCAGAAGACGGTCTATCTCATTATAATCATCAATGTCGAAAGTTTCGTAGCATCCCTCGGGGAAATACTCATCAATGTTTGGACAACCCCAGAAGAGGGGAACATTCCAACTTAAGATAGCGTCTGTAAATTGAGTAGCAAAATAGTTTGGGTACTTTCCATTATCAAAAGCTATCGAATACTTATAAGGAGCTAACCCTTCCCACTTATCATCATCTTTCAGTTTTGTATTACTGAACGGAATGCTACCAAAAAGATCTAAATCCTCTGGATTACGATCTATGAACTCTCGTAAAAATTGGACCCTTTTCACATGACCTTCACACGCTTGCTTTCCTGACTGAATACAGCTTAGTAATTTAGTCTTAGTCGGAGGCTCGTCCATCTGGTACAACTCGTCATAACTACGGTTTACGCCACCACTAAACTTATTAGGATACCTCCATTTAGTGTACAGGTGTGAAGACTCATCAACATACGAGAAAACATTAATCCCCCAACTACTATAATCACCAATAGGCCCCAAGCCTGGAACCTCCCTACCAAAGTAGTATACTTGGTCAGGTGAGAACTTCCCTAATAGCTCAGGGTCACAATAATCTTGAATAATTAAGTAATCAGCCTCATCGGGATTTGTTGTTGCTTGCATGTCTTTCCAGACACCTGTATTACCTGGGGTTTGGTGTCTATAGTCATCCAACATTTCCTCTGAGGTCAGGCCCCAAGCAGGAGCAAAATAAATTTTAAACATTCACATCCTCCATTAATTTAACATCTACTAGATCTTTCTCTTCACCTCGATGAGCTTTCAATTTTTTAACAGAGTCCAGAGATGCAAACTTCACATTGTTCCAATAAAAATGATTATTAGGATTGAACAAGATGTCATCTTTGTGCATTGGATACTTACTTAGCTCTTTTTCATGTGAGTTGATATAAGAGCTTCCTTGAATCACATGGCTAGGGTCATAGTGTAGGTAATCTAAATCAGCGCACTCTCGTAGACCAAACATCGTCATTACGGCGCTGCCTGTGACACAAAATAAGTCTGGGTTTAAACGATGCCCTTCGATAGTCTTCCTATAATTTTCTAACTCGGCACTTAGCTTAGGCGACAAATTAGGAATTCCAACATTTAAAAAATCAACACTATTTGGATTATACACAACGCGAGCTAACCTTAGTGTCTCTTCATACATATCGTTAATGTGAACAGATGATTTATCAATACTATATAAGCTTCTAATCTCTTCCTTAAGAGAATTTAAAGTATCCAAGCTATCCTCTTCAATTAGTAATATCCTAACAGGAGATTGGCCCCAACATAGATCACCTTTTAATCTGGCTCCTGCGATAGGGTCACTTGGAGTACTCAGCCAAGACTCTCCAAAGTACATTTGGCTAACATAATTTGTAAATCCCTCTTTATTCAAGGGTATTACAGAATCATAGACTACAGGAACTTTAGAATAGATTAGATCACTTACAGCCTCTTCTTTTTGAATATCCCTAGCAGGATGTAATGTAATCAATTTTGTACTAGGCTTTAGCTTAACATACTCTAATGCCATATGATCTAAATACTTTTTTTCTAACCCTAAGTTCTTGAAGAATTGCGAGCCGCAGTTTACCTGACCAGCAGTAGGATCAGTCGTTTTTGTAGTTCTTAAAGTAGTGTTAGTGACATATGCAGCAGCAGTTCGGTGCGATCCATTTAATAGGTGACCTTCGGGAGTGGTGGGAACTGCGTATTCCTTATCGAAACCCTTGGCTTTCATGGATTCAATAATATCGTCAAAACACTTCTTAAACTTTTCAAATGTATTTTTGTCGGGATTATCATATTCTTTAAAACCATTCCAAACTCGTAAGTGCTCTTTATATAAATCAACAGCGAACCCTGTCTTTAAGTTTGCCTCTCTATATGCGGCATACAAGAACTTGGGAACTAAATCAAATCTATACGGAGTAAGAAGTTGGTATGCAAAGTTTAAAGAACCATACGGGGGTTTTTTCCTTGCGTACTCTGCGTGATGATGTTGAGGATTGTCCTCTCTTTTGTGATCATTCAATGGGTTATTATCATTATAAATATAATTAATATCCTCCATGAACTTAGTGTGCTGTTCCGTAGCCATTTCGTACATAGGAGTCATAAAGAATACATCTCCACCTCCGTCAGAGTACCAGCCTGTATGGGTATACAAATCATCCACTTGGATATTGCGCCATAAGAAAGCTTTCCAGGTCCTAAGATGAGACATTGTAAATACACTAGTTCTACATTGAGCTACGCTTCCCTGCTGTGCAAACCCTTTTCGACCATCAGCGTATTCAAACTGCCCAAACGCAATCCAAGTCTCCCCATCTGAGTATGCCTCTATCACGCGATCAAACACGCCACTATCAGGCAGCCAATCATCCCCATCGACCTCTACGCAAATATCGTTATCTAAAACTTCATCACTACGAATAATCTGATCGTAGTTTCCCGTTTGATAAAATTTCTTGGTGTTCTCCACGATAACAAACCTGGAGTCTTCCCCAATAGCTTCTTTTGCTCTCTCTACCGAGGAGTCGGTGGACATATCATTTAGGATAAAACATTTGTAATTATCGTAATTTTGATCTTTTATGGATTGAATACATTTACCAATCCACTCGTCACAATTGTACAAAGTAGTTAAAACTACGATCCGTTGATTATCTTTTTCCATCGCTTTAAAATCTCCTCTTTTTCCAGAATCTCTTGCCCGTTGCTCTCTCCATTGAATGGTATTCCTGAGAGCCTACACTCGGCTTCTACGAGCCCGTAAGTCTCGCTGAGTGATGAGTGGAAGACCTCACTTACTTGCCCGTACATCGCCGTAGGATCGTCCTCATGGTCTGCTAAGACTACAGACCCTGCTCCAAGCAAGGGTTGGACTTTCTCATTAAAATAAGGCGTATCGTTGACTTGACCAAAAAGCATAACTTTCTGATATCCTGCCATTATTGCTCTTTGGATGGATTTGTGGGTTTGCTTGTTTGTGTCAATGCTGCCAATTACGCCAGCAACCCCGTTATTGGGATTTGTCCAATTTACCTTTTTAACGATAGGAGGGATAATGGTCGATGGGTGATCTACGCCTTGCCACTCCTTTTGGGAATTACTTATGAATACGATAGAATCATACCGCGCCAGAGGAACGGTCTTGAGAGGCCACACATCTTTCTCATGGCAGTACAGAATATGCTTTTTTACCTGCACCTGCTCTGGTACTTGAATGAAGTGGCTTATAAGGATATCTGTAGGGCCAAGGATACACTTATCAATCGTATCAGATTTACACTTATCTAAGTGCCACTCATTAGGCCCATAAAAGGTGCAATCATACCCGTTATCATTTAGCAAATTAGTTAGGTTTATATGCGCTACAGTCCCGCCCCCAGGATTGGTCCAACTGGACACAATCTTCACCTTACTAGGAGCTAGTCTAGGTCTCCCTACGACAGTAGCTTCCTTCTTCATTAAAGACTTAAATAATTCCTGTTTACTTGCTTGATTTGACACGCATACACTCCTCATAAAGATCAAGCCTTGCTCCAGCAACCTTGTTCATATCAAAGTTCTCTTCAGTTAGCTTGTGTAGGTTCTGACCCATACGCTTTACCAGTCCTGGATTCTTAGCGCATTGTGACAGTACACGAACCCATTCAGTAATGGGCTTATCTGGATCAATTAAGAAGCCAGTCTCTCCATCCACAATCCACTCATCATATGCTCCACAGTTAGTAGCAACGAGAGGGATTTGATACCTTCCACATTCGGCAACTTTAATCTCAGACTTTGAATCGTTAAACGGATTCATCTCAAGAGGAGCTAAAGCAACATCCATCGCTGTGAACATCTGACCATAACGATCAGGAGTTTGAGCATAATGAATATCCCAATTTTTACCGCCCTTAAATCCTCTAAGAATAATATCCTTGTACCTTCTCCAGACATCATTCTGCCAATCGTCGGCAGGTGTGTTCGGTGGTGGGTGTCCAAAGAAATCCCACCTAATGTTCTCTCTACCTGCTCTCTGATTTACCATATGCGGAACACCAGAGAAGTACTTAAGATCTTGCTCATGGTGAATACCGCCAACCCATCCGAAGCGTGTAAACTTCTTCCTGGGCTTGGGGATCTTATCCATGTTCCAGCACGGAAGGTTGTAGTCAATACTATTTTTTACAACAGCTAATGCACCGCCACTACCCATAAACGGCTTTACTCTCTCTGCAAACTTTCTTTGTGTTACTGTGACAAGATCCGAGTTGTTATAAATAAACTTAGTTATTTCCTCCAAGCCCTTTTCTTTGTACACATCATAAAGTCTGTGTCCTTCATAGATATTCGTAAGAAGATCATCCGTATCATAGTGGACAAACTTCCCGAATTCTTTAGCTTTGCCAATAATTCTTGCCGTATAGTTTCCACCAAAGTTAGACAGGTTCTGGGTGAACACGATGTCAGCCCACTTCATGTCTTCAAAGTCCCAATCTGGAGTCCAACCACCGTGTTCTTCACTGATGCCTAACGGATTCTTGTTAAACCTAATCTCAACTCGATCACCATAAAGCTCTTGGAGCTTTTGCATGGGAGCAATGATTCGGTAGTAGGCACAGCCACCCTCGTTAGCAGGGACACAAAGTATTTTAAGTTTATCGCTCATGGTATAAAAATAGAGAGACACCCATTAGATGCCTCTCTATGATAGTTTCGTTTGCTTAAGGTTTAAGCTTTTTTAGTCGTTACTGCTTCAACTTTAGCTGCTGTAACCTCTTCATCGTTTGCAGCTTTCGATGCATCAGAAGAGTGAGCCAAACCAAGACCAGAACCAAGAGACTTAATAGCATCTCCGAATTCCATGTTCTTGTTCATGGGGACGATAGCCGTAACCATGTTGGTGTAGTGTTGCCTCTTACGAGGGCTGAAAATTGATCCCGCACCCTCCCAAGCCGCAAGGCTCGGAATAAAAGCAGTAAGCATAGACCAGATGGAGTCGATGATTCCTCCAAAAGACATTGGCTCGCCTTCTGCTCCACCTGTGAAGCCTTCAATAACAGAACAGGACATCAACCCCGCACACAATAGCGTAATAATAATAAGATTTTTCATAGTTAATTAACTTTGCAGTTTAGAGAGGTAATCGTTATCAGAGACATCAGTAGCCTCTTGTGGTGATGATGTACCTTGGACTGCCACATTCGTAAGTGTAGCGGCAGCTTTCTTTACTTCCTCGTACTCTTCCAGCTTGACAAGACCATGGATCTCATGAAGGCTGTCCATTGAGGATGAGATCTCAGCCGCGCTTCCGAGCGGTGAGGACTTAGGACGAGGCTGAGACTGGTCGTACTTCGGCCATTGCCCCTCCATCTCTTTCACGATCTTGAAGTCGTGACCCTTCTCAACATCAGTAATGTCACCGAAGTCCTCGTCGAGCATGGCACCGATGATCTTCTTGAAGAGGATCACGCCAACTGAAAGGATTTTAATGTCACCACTCTCTCTGTCGAGAATGTTCATGTAATAACGAGCCCTGGGCTTGATCTGTCGAGCAAGATCCTCGTCTTCCTTGCGCCCTGTCTTCCAGAGAGCGTAATAAAGGTCACACATGGGGCAGTTCTCCCCGTGTACCTTACGGCAGTGAATGTTTTTCACATTACCATCGGGTCCAGGGACTCGGTGGATTTTAGTCTCCGCATAGAACTCCCGCTCCTCAGTCTTCCAAGGAAGAATCCTTACAGCATTGCTGCCTTCAGGAATTTGGTAGAACTTGTTGAGAAAGTCTGCGTTGTTGTTGTTAGCCCCAGCGGGGTTGTTAAGTTGCTCATGCTTCTTGCGAAGAGCTTCGAGGTCGATAGCCATTTTAGTTACTCCTTAGTTAGTATAGTATGATAGTTGGACTACTTGTATAATTTAGTTTCTTCTCGTTTATTTGCAGACGCTTGCTGCAACATGTCTTTTTTCTGCTCAAGGGCTCGGACGAGTCCTTTGAGTAGTTCGTATTTGAAGGTAGCCTCATCCAGAGTAGTCTGTCTTGCATGATACTGATCGTCAGCAAACACTAGATCGTCGAGATCTTTTGCGGTCAGCTTGACGCGAGAGTCGCGTTTAGCTTCTTTGCGGAGGCGTGACGTGAATCGAGTCAGTTCGAGACTCCTCTCTGAGACCATCTTCTTTGCCATGCCCATCAATCCATAATAGTACGAGTAGATAGATGCTTGTCGAAACATCTCGTTTTCTACTTCGTACTCATTGAACTGAACGAGAGCATCGCTGATATCTTTGTAGTTTTCCCAAGTAAAGTCTTCAAGGGATTCAATTAGTTCGTGCATATTTAATAGTCTGATGTCGGTTTCGAAGGAAGAGAAACTTCTACCATGCCAGAGAGGTCGTAGTCATATACTACGCCTGTATCTCCAGTAAAGTAGACTTGTGCCTGTCCTGTCGGGGTTTCTACGATTGTTATAGTTTTATTCTGAGTAGACGGGAGTGTGAACTCACGATCACCTATCAGTACCTTATCAGAGTCATTCTCCACCGATTCTGCTTGAGTTTTTGTTAAAAAGTTTGGATTTTTCAGTTGATCCGATGAGGGCGGTGAGGTAGGTATCTGCTGCGGTCCAGGAAACAACAAAGCATAGTGTGATGCAGTCACTAATGCTAAGACTCCTCTTTGATCTCTAGAAATATAATCTCCAGGGGCTCCTTTAACGGTATACCTTGAAGGATCTTTAGTTCCCGTTTTATTAATCCCAAAGGGATAGTTTATTAAGAAGAAGTCTTGCTCTGATGTAACTCTTGTAGGGCCAGCAAGTGAAGCAAATGACCACCTCCCATTAACATAAACAGAAGCTCTGGTTAAAGGCAAGTCTTGCCGAACGAGGATATCTTTAAATTGAAGATCTTTCATACCTTATTTAGGTATGTCGAAGATAAACTTAAATAGTTCCTCATTCAATCCTGCAAGTTGCTGTATCATGTTGGAGGTAACGGTTGTTAGGTACTCATTACCCATCTGAGGCATCTCATCGTCATCCCCTAATCCATATAAATCAAATCCAATGTGGCAAATTTCATGCAGAAGCGTTCCCCTGTAGTCTGCATCACATTGGGTTGGATCAATACTTAGGAGGGACTTAGGAAATTCCACACAGCCGTAAAGGTTATCCTTTGTTAGTTTTCTTTGTTCTATCTTGAAGGTCTTAACCCCAGTATAAACTTCCATGGGATGGACGGGGTAATCTTTTTTAGAATTCATTATGCTTCTCCTGTAAATACCTCATCTCCCTCTGACATTCTAAGTGTGCTGTAATCAACATCCATGGGAACAGAAAACCTAGGTCTACCATTACGAGACTTGATAACATACCCTCTCATCTTGCCCTCATCGAACTCCTCCTCGGACTGGTTCAATGACATGGCGAAATCACAAGTTCTGATCTTGCCGTAAGAGTCTCCAAGCTCTGCATCTGTAATAACCTTCACCATCCTACCTTGTCGGTTGGTCTGAGTGGCGGTCCAGACGAGGAAGTTGTACTCCATAGCAACTCCTCTAAGCTCCTCAGCGACCTTCTGTTGAGCGTGATACTCCTGTTGAATCTCACGGGTCGGACGAAGCAGTTCAAGGTAGTCCACGATTAGGAGGTCGGGCTCAAACTCATCATAGTTTTTAAGCTGGACCAACAGGTTGCGGATAGTGTTAATAGATGCCTGACCAGTAGGGAACTCTTTGATGACTAGCTCGCTTCCAGGAAACTCCACCTTAAACATCTCAAGTCTTTCCTTTACTGTGAGTTGATTAGCAGGATCTTTAAGTTTAAACTGAGGAACTAGGGTCATGATAGAATCAAACCTCTGAGCAATCTTATCCTCACTCATCTCAAGAGAGATATACAAGACCTTCCTACCTTCAATCATGGATTGAACTCCTTGATTGACAAGGTACAAAGACTTACCCACTCCAGGAGGGGCGACCACCATAGCCATTTCTTTTGAACCCAAACCTCCCTCTAGAGATTTATTTATAGCGGGTAGGACTGTCTTGTATTTATCCTCTGTTTTCTTATTAAAGATACGATCCCAACGACCTGCGAAGTCCTCGAAATAGTCTTGACCCGTATCTACATCTCTGTTAATCAGGAGGGCTTGCTTGACTAGAGCCTCAACCTCATCAATGCGGTCTTCCTTGATTAGCGAAATACTATCAGCAATCGCACTCTTCATCGCCTCCTTTTTGGCGAAGCCCTCTACAAGGTCGAGCATATACTCGGTGTTTCCTACGGTGGAAGTGTCTACATTATTAATGTATGAGAGTTCGTCCTCATAATCAGAAGCACTCTCTCGGGCTCCAAGTGTAGGCTTTACATCCTGAATGATAAAATCATCGGTAGGTAATTTTCCATACTTCTCGTAATGCTCCTTAACCTTGCCAAATATCTTAGCATGGGAGGGGAACTCAAAGTAGGTAGGTTGAACCAGATTAACAATCTGAAGATAGAAGTCCTTATTAGACTTCAAGAGGTAGAGAATCCCTCTTTGGATATTCTCGCTGAAATCGTATGCCATGGTGGTTATTTGTTTTTATTTGGTTTCGCTGGGTCTAAGTGTGTGCTACCTATATCTTTGTAGCCCATCCTGTTGGCCCTATCATAGGCTTCCATAGTCAATTTTTTAGCATGTTCCTGCTTTTTTAATGCTTGAGTGTGGGTTACCTTTTTGATGCCATGAGCTTTGGCATATTTATCATAGTCAATAGTGGCAGATTTGTAACGAAACTCCTCGTTATCCATGGCTTCCTTGGTTCTCTTAATCTCTCCATGAAGAAACCTATTGGCAGAGTCTTTATCGTACCCATCCTTGTGAAATTTTTCATACCTTTTTCTTACAGTATGAAAGTCTTGGGCTCCTGTACCGTGATTACCCTGACCATCATCTTTAAATGAGATCGCACAACCCTCGCTTTGCCAGTATCTATTTGATAAAGTGCCGCACTTTGGGCACTCGGTTTGTTTTGGTGCTTCTCCCATGGGATGTTCCGCATCCCAATAAATATTACAGTCCTTGCATATCCATTCGTAAAGTGCCACTAGCAATCACCCCCTGTTAGTGAGCAGACATCTCCTGCTGCCACAGAAATCTCGGCCTTCGCAGCCATATGCTTTTCAATGTTTTCATCCGTCAATGGAATAGCTTGAAGGGGTTCTCCTTCTTTTGCTCCAGCACGGTACACGGTAAGACCCTTCAAGTACGGAGCATAATCCAAAGCCGCTTGAGAAAACTCTTCAGGCGTGGAGGTAGAAGGAAGGTTGATTGTTTTTGAAATACAGGAGTCGATATACTTTTGAATGGTTGCCTGTACTTTGATGTGATCCTCGGGGAGAACATCATAGGCTCCAATGAACGGTTCCAAATTTTTCTTTTCATCATAATATTTCTGGAATAGCGGATCGACAACTAATTGTTCCTTCCAAATATTGTTGTGCCGATAACGCCTGTTATACATAGCAGAGAAAATAGGCTCAATCCCTGAACTAACCCCGTGCAACATACTGATAGTACCACAAGGAGGGATTGTAAGCATAACAGCATTGCGGATCCCGTATCGCTTGATAAGCATTCGGATCCTAGCTGGGAGAGTCTTTGCAAAATCTTCTTCAAGGTACTTCTTGTAGTCGAATTCAGGGAAAGGCTTCTTGTCCCTGGAAAGGTATATAGACATCTTGTACGCTTCATCTCTGATCGTTCCAAATAATCTTTCTAAAAACTCTAGGCAGGACTCACTACCATAACTTAAACCAAGCTTAATCAACATGTAATGAAGACCAGTAACACCTAGTCCAATTCTACGAGATCTCTCGCCAACTTTCTTGCACTCTTCAGTTGGGAAAGTATTTACAGTTAGGACATTATCTAGAAAGCGGATTCCAGTTCGTACAGTCTTTGCCAGACGTTTCCAATCGAGGTCACTACCGTCATCAAGTACCATGTTGTTAAGATTAATATTACCCAAACAGCAATTCCCATAAGACGGCAGGGAAATCTCGCCGCAAGGATTCGTTGAATCCAGACTTTCAAAGTACGAAACATTAGTATAGCTATTTGCAAGGTCGATGTTGTAGATCCCTGGGTCACCAGACTCTACAGAATTTTTCCAGATCATATCCCAAAGCTCTCTCGCTTTGATGTCCCTCTGTCCGATCATCTCAAAGGAATCAGTCCAAGAAACTTTCTGAAAGTTCTCGGCTCTGGATAATGCATCCTCTTCGTCCATTCCAATGACACTAATAATCTCATTGCGATCCTCTTCAGGATTCATGCGAGCAATGTCATACGAGTGGTACTCCTTGTTGTTGAAAGTAAAGTACCAATCTTCTCCAAGCTCTACTGCTTCAAGAAATCTATTTGTAATAGCTACAGAGATGTTAAAGTTATTTAACTCACCTTGGTCTAGCTTTACTGAAAGAAACTCAAGTAAATCAGGGTGAGTGATATTAAGTATGCCCATAAGAGCGGTGCGACGATTCTTCCCAGCCCTAACATGTTCACCTACCTCGTTAATCATTTTCAGGACAGAGACGGATCCTGGAGCAGAGTTCTTCACGCTGCCAATGTGATCTCCTTTAGGACGAAGCTTTGATACGTTAAAGCCTACTCCTCCACCCGCGCAAGAGATGCGATACATGTCCTGCACAGTCTGTCCAATTGAATCCACATCATCTTCAGGAATAATAACATAACAATTGAGCAAGTTATGATGCCCACGGTTCCTACCTGCGCCAAATATAATCCTGCCGCCAGGAATGAGATCACCAGATCCGATAGATTCGTAAAATAACTTTTCAACTTTTTCTTTATCATCATCCCTCTCGGCAGAAGCCATGGTTTTAGCAATCACTTTGGCTCTGTCAGCCCACTTTGTCTCCCCAGGGTAAGCATATCTGCTTTCAAAAATTTCTTGTCCCATGCCCTCTAAAGATGTGTTTGCCATATTACTTTCCTTTTAATCGTGTTATTCCTTTGGACTTTATCATAGTGATTGTCCTTGCGTTGTCCATTAAAGATTTAAGATAATTATTATGTGTAATTACGAACAAAGTCTTCTCTTTCTTTAATTCAGACAATAGTATGTAGAGACCTTCAAGCCCTTCTTGGTCCAGATTTTCAGCAACTTCATCGAAAAACATTAGGTTACTTTTTTGATTGTGAGAGATGCGTAAAAGCTCCTGTAAACCTAGCATCACAGACAGACTAATCTTCCTCTTCTCTCCTCCCGAAAGGGACATATAATGAATAGAGTTCTTGTTATGCGTGATGGTTTCCTTTAAGCTCTCGTCAAACTCAATGAAGAACTTGCCTTGAGACAGGTGAGATAGGTAGAAGTTTACTTTAGAGTTAAAGTATTCTAGAACATTTTTAATAATGTATTTTACAATACCTGATTCAGAAAATGCCTTCTCCCAGAATCGCATGATCTCGTACTTGCTATTGTACTCTTGCTTAATACCATGTGCCTCTTGAATCTTCTCTAGGGTTTCTTTTTTAATGTCCTCAAAGGTTTCTGATTCCTTCTTGAGTTGATTGTACTCAATGATCTTGTGATACTCGGTGGAGGTTATTGGTAGATCTTTTACCTTGGACAAACACTCATCCCGATGCTCTTCACATGATGTCATCAGATCTAACTGCTCCTGGATCTCTAATTGAATTCTTTTAGGATGATAGGGAGTGGTGATGGGTTGACCACACTTGTCACATGGCTCTGACTCAGTAGGGTTCTTGAGTCTCTTGTTTAGAGCAAGGATCTTCTGGTCCACCTCATTCATCTTGGTGCGGATACTAATCTTAGTTCTCTCTAATGCAGCGTTGTCTCGCTCTGTCTTAATAACCTCGTCCAAGGAAAGAGCAAGGGTTGCCTCATCATATTTCCCCTCTACGGCTTCTTTTAACTTAGATAATGAGAGTAGCTTCTTATCAAATGACTCAATGCTTTTTGTATGTTCCTTTACTATGGCATCCTGTTGCTTTACAGTCTGTGAGTACTCAGACTTCAAGCGTTTAACTGATTCTCTTAATGAGAATAACTCATCCAGATTCAGGAAATTTTTAATGATGGTTCTCTTGTCCTCTGGCGTAGCATTTATGAACTCAATGTTATTCTGCTGACCAAAGACCGTCGATGCTAAGAACACCTTGTAGTTTGTCTCCAGAAGTTCATCAATCAAAGCCTGAGTATTCAGAGCATTGTCTCTGGTGATCTCCTTGTCACCTCTGTGCAGACGTAGGAATACTGGCTTCTTACCTCGCTCTATAACCAGATCATCATTGACAGTAATCTTAACTGAGCAGTTCTTCTTTTCTTTATTGTTAATCAAAGCCTCTTCAGTAGACTTGCGAATCGTCTTACCAAATAGGCCCCAAACAACAGCTTCAATTAGTGCGCTCTTTCCAGAGCCATTACTTCCACCAGTATCCTTATTGTCTCCTTCGATCAACACGATGCCTTCATGCTTATCGAAAGTAAACTTTACTTTCTTTATAGAATAAAAATTATTGATTTCTATCTTGTTGATTTTCATGAATAAGCTTTAGCCCCGATAAGAGTTCGTCTTTGTTAATCTTTGATTTACTTGAGTTAATATAGTGGTCAATCAACTCGTCGTTAAGTGCGGTTGTAAATATTCTACCGTCAGTTACAAACTCTTCTTTCTCATCCAGAAGAGGCTTGTACTTAATCTCTAAAGAGCCTACGTTAATCTGGTCACACAGATCAGCGATGCGGTCTTGATCTTCATCAATAGTGCTGATGTTAATTCTTATAAGCGTGTACTCGTAGGGATGTGAATCCTGATTAATCCAATCTAAGTTATCCTCTACGTTGTCATAGTCTACTACTAGGTGTCTTGGTCCCCAGAGGGACGGCACCTTTTCCAACCCATCTTCTCTAAGAATTCCGTAGAAACAATCCTTCCCTGCTTCTCCAAAATTAGTGGAGTAAGGGGTTCCAAGGACGGTGACGTTTCCATTCCTACCTTCTTTATGAATGTGCCCAAGAATCGTAGGGTTCCTAAAATCGGATAGAGACAGACTAAAATCAGCATCGCCAGCAGAGTTAAGAACCCCATAATAACCAAAGTGCCCGAACACAGTATAACCTTTAGGGACGCCAGCAAGATCTTGTTTAATTTTTTCTTCATCTTCATAGTGTGGGATGAAAGCCCACTTGTTTTTGTTGTCGTACCAGGTCTGGGTGATTACTTTTACCTTAGAGCTTTCCAGTAGGCTTAGAGCGGTAACTCCATCGTCAGCCTTGGTTACGCTATCATGATTACCTCGTAGGATATATACTTCTTTATCCTTAGAGACTTCATCCATCAACTCTTTTAGGGCAAGCAGAACTGTTGGTCTAGGATTCCTGTGCATCATCAGATCACCCAAGAAAATAACCTTATCACAATCCATGTTGTCTTTACATATTTTTTTGATGGCCTCCTTCTGAGCATTAAGCATACCCATAGGCTTGTTATCAAAATGTAAGTCCCCGATTATTAGTGTTTGCATAATGCTTCCCAACTAGTAGGGAAAAGCTCCCCCATTATTTTACCAATTGCTTTAGCATACTCCTGAGTTTCTAATTGAGTATGCTCCTCAGTCCTTAGTTTATATAGGTGATGCCACCCTAGAAGGGTTCCTGTAGTTACACAAGTAGTGTACATGGATTGGGGGAGAATAGCTCGGGCTTGCTCTGGGGCTACTCCCTTTCTTAACAAGGTATTATACCTGTGTAATGCAGAGTTGTTTTGCCTAAGAAACACATCTTTAAGATAGTCCTCCTCCTCCTCGCTCCACTCTTTAGCCTGACTACCTTGTTTAATATTCTCGGGACGAGTTCTAATATCATCGGGGAGCCAAAACTCAGGGCTGCCTGTAATATACCTACGACTAACCTCACTCCAGGAAAATCCTACTTGGTGCTTACCTAATTGGCGAAGTACAAATATAGGGCAAGTGATGCGTAGAGTAGCCACA